GGCGTTTGCTGCTCAGCAGATTCCTGTTGTAATCGGCCATCAAGGTATTGTGGATCAATGTCGACGCATGGGTTTTGATATGTTTGACGATGTTGTTGATACCAGCTATGACAATTTGCCCAACGACGTGCGCTGGTCGGCAGCACTGGAACGTAACTGGCATCTTTTGCAACAGCCCTTGGATCTCACGCCTTACAGAGCACGACTGGAACGCAACATGACAAGGTTGTTGTGGCAGTTGCCTTCTAGCATGGAACGTGACTTCATGGCTCGAGCTTGTGCCTTGGCAGATCAATTACTGCCGGGCTATGCCTCTTAGGAACTTTTCCACATCACCGTACAACGCAAACAGGCTGGCTTCTTTGCTGCCATAGATGTAGATTTCCGGAGCCTTGCCTTGTGTGAGATAGTAAGGACAAGTCATCTTGCGATCCAAGATCAACAAGGTCCTAGCACGAGCATGTATGCCAGGCGGCAGTTGAAACTTGTAATGCTGTATTTCAGCAAGATTAAAAATGAAAAAGCCTTCAGCTGTTAACCGAAGGCCTGCATCTTCTCGAGGATTTTTCCACCATTCGGCCAAAGCTTGATCTAGTGTGGGTTTGTGTTCGCCCACACAAACATCTAGCACTGCACAAGTGATGGTACGCTTACTGGCCATTGGGGTACACCTGGGCACCCTGTGTCAACAGCACCACAGCAAACTTGTCAGTTTTGAACTGTGTGTTGAGCTTTCTAGCCAGGTTGATTGCATGCCCTGGATTTGAGAACGAGACCTTTTTGTACTTGGGTCCCGGATACTGAGTCAAGAGATTGGATGTCTTGAGATTGATGGGGCTATTGTCGTAGAACACTGCCCATACTCCTTCCGACGCCAGCACTTGCTCGGTCTTGTAAGTTTGTTTGTTTGTGTGCTCTATCAGCACACTGGGTTTAGGTCTACTCATCATTAAACTCCTAGTTTTATTTAGCTAGAAAACTGAGTAGATTAAAATGTACCGCCGGTGAGCTCAACCTTGATTACTTCATCTTTGTTGGTGTTTTGTCGTTCACGTAGAGACTCAACTACCAACAGTAACTTGGTGATATCTGCATGTAAATCTTTGGCATCTTTGAGACTCATGGTAACATCTCTGCCGCCGCGACTCTCTTGTGCCTTGATTAGATCGATAAATCTGTTGATGTGTATGCTCATTGTTGATTTCTTTCTGCTACAGCCGCGTGGTACCTGGACCAAAAGCTGTGGTAGCTGTCGTTGTCTTCGGCCGAAATAGTATTCATCCAGTACAGATGAATTTCTTGATTTCGCCATTTGATAGTGGCGTTTTCTGGATCAGGTGTATACACTTCTGCATCACCAGCAGCCACGGCCGCATGTACTGCGGCTTCGTGGATGTCATGTTGCTTTCGCCACTCTTGCTGTTCTTCCTGGCTGAGTGTCCTAACCCAATCTTCTATAGTGAATTCACCTCGCTTGACAGTGATCACTTTGTCGTAGTTGGGGTCTTCGCCAAAAGTAGTATCTACTTTAGTGGTCATTTTTTCTTTTTCAAGAATGGTTTCAAGTCTGGTGGTGTCCAACCCTGAGGTTTGAGTACCTTGCCATCTTCGCGCTTGCGGACCTTGCCAGTTTCCTTGTCAATTTTGGCAAAGTTAGTCTTCATGACTTCTTTCCAGCCACCTTCGGCATCGGCACCAAAACTGTGTAGTGCGCCCATAGTAACAACAAGGATGTCTAGCAATGCATCAACAATTTCTTCGTCGTCGTTTTCTGCCAGCGCAACCTTTAGTTCTTTATGCTCTTCTTCAATAAGGGCACAGTACATATCAAACTGTGTGCCGTTGAACTCGTCGACGCTTTGATCGCAAGCTCGCATAAATTTTTCTTGATCACGAAACGGATTTGTCATTGGCTTCTTCTTTAGTATAAAATGGACCTTGGTAGGCATAACGTTCTAACACAATCAATTTTGGATTGTGTACTGGCTTCCAGTTGCGATGTTGTTTGACCAAGTACCAACCGGCAGCATACCAGCTTTTGCTTTTTTCTTCCTTGGTAAACAATGGCAATCGGTGCTTGACATCCCAGATAGGATTGAACACCCGACAAGAGGTCTCATAACCATGTACCTGTCGATCTGACTGTTTGCTGGTTTTCTCAGCTGGCTCAAATTCAATATTCTCACGGTTTCTCAACATAGGAATAGTTTTGTAACTAGCTATCTTGTTGTTGATGGTGATCTGATAACCATCGTTTACGGCTTGAATGTTGCCAACCTTTTGATCATCTTGCTTGATGATCCAGTATTCTTTGTCTACTACTGGTTTAGCTATTAGCGTCATTTAGGACTCCTTTGTATGTTTCATTGAGCCAGCGACTGATTGGTTCAGCCTGCTCACTCAATTTATTGAGTTCGTATCGTCCACAGAACTTCAGGAAGTGAGCACCCACCATGCCCACGTCTCGGTGACTTACTTGTTCGCGTATTGCTGTGTCCACACTGTGTTTGATATGTTTGGGTTGTGCAGTAAGATCAATCAGTTCGCAGTTGCGTTCGTAATCGGTCAATACCTTGTGTTCTTCGTTGTTGTGGTCAGTCCAGCGCTGAAGCATGAGGTTGTTCCATGCATAGCCCTTTTTGTTGCGGTCTTCAAAGGCTTCTGTTAGACCCACACGATTCTTTGTGCTTTTGACCGGAGCACCTGGGTAAGCTGAGAACACATTGTCGCCGGGATCGCCGCGCACACATTTCAAGAACAAGGCCCACTTGTGATAGTCCACAGGAGCCACAAAGTTGGCATCTGCTTTGCCAACCTTGATCTTGGAATTGCTTTCAACTGAAAATGCCAACTTTTTACCTTTTGCGTCAATCACGCCATCTGTAGTGAACAAGTGATCGTTGATACCATTGTACAATTGCACATTGGGTGCAACCAGTTGCACAAAATCTGAGTCACTGCTGACAATCACATGTTCATCTTGGGGATGTAGCGCAATCCAACGAGCAATCACATCATCTGCTTCAGCAGTGGCGCAACGGATAACGCTACAATTTGTTTTTGTAGACAAGTATTTAGTCAGATCATCATAGGTTTCCCAGAACAGCTTGTCATCTTCTGCTTCTGTTTCTGTCATTGCACTACGAGCTTCAGCGCGATTGGCTTTGTAAGGCTTGTAGTGATCTTTGCGCCAGCTTCGACCTTCCAGTGCAAATACCACGTGATCTGCACCAAAATTACGAGCCACTTTGTTTGCGCTCATCATTGTGACTTGCAGAGCAAAACCCAGCTTGGTCCATGTGTCACTTTGCCGATGTGCACTGTGACGAGCACGGAAAAACATGTTGCTGGTATCAATAAGCAGGTATTTCATTGGAGTCCAAAAGTTGGTTGTTCTTGATGTATTGTAACAGATATTCTGCCCAAAAGCAATGGGCATCTGACCCAAAATGCCAACTATCAGGGTTAACAGTTTTAAATCCGGAATTTCTTAATACAAAATTGTACGTTTTTGTATGATCATACGGTCCAATATAGCTGGTACCCCAATCAAATTGATCCCGAATGCCTTCAAAATGGTTGTTGCCGTTGAACATGACATGGCGGATGCCTGCGTCTTTGAGCTCGTTATGAAATGCCCAAATCTCGTTGTGGGCACGTTGACGGCATGTTTCCCAGTCGATGTTTACAACGAACTGTTTGTACCGGTCTTGTAGCTCCGGCGGTACGGTGTCAATTCCACTAGCGTTGACTTGATAGTCTTCGCCCATGTGCCACCACTCTTCACGTTCCCAGGTGGTCCATTGGATTACCATGAAACAGTCTTTGACAGCGTCAGGATTGTTGCTAATCCATTCACGTGTGGTACGCATGATGCGTGTGTTTGAACATCCAGCCTGTGCATCTAGATACAAGATAGCTCGCAACCAGTTGGCCAACTCACAACTGTAACTGGCACGTTCATTGTCAGGGTGCGGTTGTTTGCCCAAGCCCCAAAAGAATCCATCGTCACATGCCCAGGCATGTGGATTAACTGCTTCAGCCGCGGCGGAGTGACTGTTCCCGTTCGAATATAATAGCATGTGCTGGACTTGTGTTGATTTCGTTGATCAGGATGTCTGCCCAGGCCTTGTGACCTGCAGGCTCAAAATGTTGCCATCCCGGAGTGAGTTCTTCGTAGTTGTTTTCAATGCAAAACGGAACATAGCATTGGCGTTCGTTGTATGGGCAGAAGAAACAGCAATGCCAATCTAACCATTCTTTTTCGCTTTCAATTTGAAAGTGATGAAATGCATTGAAGAATAAGTGCGGGATTTTGCGCTCGTACATCCACATGTGCAAGTTATAGATCTTGTTGTGCCAGTAGTAGCTCATGACCCTGTGCCAATTGGGATCTTTCTGAATGTGATTCTTCCAGAACTGATAGCGTCGACGAAACTCATTGGGAATCTGTTGACCCACGTCCAGCTGGTTGATCTCGTGAAACTGTTTTTCAAAATACCACTGCTCACGCCCGTGCTCACTCCAGCCAATGACCACAAGATCAGGGGCAGGATTGTTTTGTAAGTATTCCCAGGTTGAAGTGTAGATCAAGTCATTGCTGGCTCCGCTCACTGCTAAATTTGTTGCAGTAGCACCATAGTAGTCTGTGATGACTCCAGCCATTCCAAGCTTTTTGTCATCTAGTTCTTCGCCTCCCATGTTGGAGTCGCCATTGAATAGTATATGCATGTTATTCTCGATATGCAGGATTGGGAATTTCTAACTCAAACACATGAAAGTGTGATCTGGTTTCAGACGTTTCTTTCAGCAATTCCAGTGTTCTGCTGTGTTCTGCTTCGTCCCGGGAGGCATAAAAACCTGGACCAAATTGCGTGGCTCCGGTACCAGCCACGTACACATAGTTCATTAACAGTCCAGTCTGTCTGATCAAGGAATAGACTTTAAAAGTCTTAGGAGGCTTTAGTGGTTCCATCTTTTAAGGCCTTGAATGTTTCTGCGTGGACCACACGCTTGCGCAGGCTTGAACTAGAGAAGCTGTGGTCCCGGCTGTTGAATACATGTAGTATGCCACGATCATGTCCTTCCCATTTACCAGTAAACTCTTTGTCCTCATACTCAACACCTAGAATACGAACATCTAGTGGCAGGATAAGCAACAGGTCAACCAAGTCCTGTTCAGTTTGATAAACAACAACTTCGTCAACATAACGGCAAGCACTGAGTTGAATCTGTCGTTCTACGATACTTTGAATGGGTTTGTTCTTGGTATCGGGTCTGTCAATTGTGGGATCAGTTTGTAATCCTGCAATCAAATAATCACAATGATTCTTTGCCTCTGACAACATGGCAACATGGCCAGCATGTAACATGTCAAAGGTTGAAAACGTGATACCAATCTTCTTGCCTTGTACTTTTAGTTCTTTGATGTGGTTAAATATCATCTTCTATTGTCTCTACTAGTTCGTCAACACCGTCCCCGGTGATGTGTTCGTACATCACTTCACCTACCATCCAAGTTTCGCACCACAAGTGCTGATTGTTGCTGGACTCCGAGGGCATAAGTTTCAGCATGGTAAACATCTTTTCGCGCTCTCTGCCTTCAAGCACTCGAGTCTTTTTAAGCAAGCCACAGCGTTTCAAAAACGCACGAGCTTGTTGTTCCGTTTTAAACTCAGGATACTTCACTGCGTCCGTTGCCAAGGTCAGTGGTCCTAACATAGATACCACTCTTGCGAATGGCTTCTTCTTGTTCCCAGGTTTCCATTACAACGTGTCTGCACACGTTCTGGAACCAACGGTCTACTATGTCAGCATCGGTATCGTCTTTTTTGATCATGTATCCAGCTTTGACCAATCGAGCAATAAAAATTTCATTCCAGTCAAGTTCGAACGCACCCTGGTGCAAGTTGTTGGGATCAACGTCCATGCTGAGTACAGCAACATAGGGTTCTCCACGTTCAGTAGCCAGTTCTTTGGCTGTCTTTACTGGCTCCTTCTTTTTGGGAGGTGTAGGTGGTGGTTCGGGTCTTGGTTGCGTTGGCGGTGGATTTACTTTAGCATCCTTGCCAAACAATCCTTTGATTCGATCAAACATTTATTTTCCCCATCCGTTGCCCCAAAGGTCAACGTGCAATCGTGGACTGTACCAGTAACCACGCTTGAGTGCTTCGTCGGCCACGTGAATTCTGTTGCCATCATACACTGATACCACACCGCCAACTGGCATCACAAACACTGGTCCAGCAAA